CCATACACATTAAAGTATTCCATGATTGCCTTAATGCGATCATGCTTGATATCTACCCTGTGATTAGTCAGCTCGAGCTGCGAGTAGATGATCTTAAAGTGGTTAGCCTGACACTTATTGGCCGCGATATATATGTTCTTATCAATAGAGGTGGAGATGACTATACCTGGATACTTGTTGTAGTACTGCGGTATGTCACTTCCACCTCCAAAGAAAGATATCCTTAACGGAGTCTTTGTTACGATCATTATACTTTGTACCTAAACATCTCTTTCTTCTTCAAAGCTCTCGACTCAGCGTCTGGATAGTGCTGAAGTACTCCCTTCATCATTGCATTCCATTGGCTAGATATCTTTTGGATATTAAATCGTGCATCAGCATATGTCTTTGTAAAGCCTAGATAGTTTTGTGCATTCTCGGTGTTAACAATATTAACAGCCTCATCAAGATGTGCATAAAAGATATTGGCGTGATTGTTTGGATTGGTGTCATATGGGTACATAGATGTTAATCCACCTGAAGTGTCAACCAATGCACCGAAGTTAGGATGCACGCACAACAGACCGGCACTCATCGACTCCATCAATACGCGGCAGCTCGTCTCAGCCCAGATAGATGGATATGCTAGGATGTGTGCCTTGCTAACAGCCTCACGCAATACATCATTAGGCTGGAAGCCATGATAAGTCATCTTTGGATGATTGCGTATGCGATCGAATAGTGCCTCATACTTCTCGTCTGCTTCTTCCCAGCCATAGATCTTATAGCTAGAGAACACATCGAGATGAACGTTGTCATGGTGCTTTGCAAGCTCTTCAAACACAGGCACTAGCAACTCTAGACCACGATGTGGTGTCGAGAAATAGATGAGACGAACCTCATCTTTGCTCTTCTCTACACGCTTGAATGGTTCAATTGGTGTCTCTAATACAACTGAGTCGGATGACTGTGGGAAACCAAGCTTATCGACATACTGCTGATATTGCCAGTTGCTCGAGAACACAAACTTATGAAAGCGATCACGACTGCGTGGATCTTGCAGGTGATTGGCTTCTGGATCTTCTGCTAGGTCATGTAGCCAGTATATACGAATCTTGTCGTCTTGCAACTCACGCACGCGTGCAGGAATAACCTGAAAGTTACTTGCTAACTCTGGGTCGACCAAGGCGGCGATTGATCTCTTAGTGATCTCTGTGCCGCCTTGTGATTTTTTTGATATCTCATTCTCTTCAAAAGCATTATATTGTTCTTCAGTCATGTCATCCTCAATAATTTATCTATAGTTTATACTGTTTCTGTTGAATTTTCAGACGGTGCTTGACGTTCTAAGAAAGCCGTACGAAAGTTTGTATACTTAAAATACTTCTTAGTTAGTTCAATAACAATCTGTGGGTCATATGGCTTGCATGAGAAAACATCAAGATAGAATGTATTATTTTCTTCTACAAAGTGCGCGCAGATATTAGAAGTCTCGATTAATTGTACGAGAGTATATCCTTGCTTATTACCACTACCAAAGTTAACTACCTGTGGCTCACCATATGGTACCATATCGATGTCTACTACTAATTGTTTTGCAAATGCTGTGATATTATCAGCAGATGAGATAGATTCCGGATTACAACCGGATGCGTCAATGATTAGGTGATATCCCCAGTATTCACTCATTAGTCAGTACTCCTATGTACATTGTTTAAGGTGTTTTTATTTATAGATCCTAAACGCGGCTGCTTCACCAGTACGTTGCCCTAAACACTCCCACTTAAAGCCAGTGCGATCAAGGAACTCTAGGAAGTTCTTATACTCATGCTCTTTATGGTCAGGGTGACCGTGTATCTCATCAAACACGATAATAGTGCCATCAACAAATCTATCCTCTAATGTGCGCATCACGTAGTCAGTCGATGAGTATAGGTCTGCATCAAGGTGAATGACTGATAGGTAACCAGGATGTTCCTTAGCCCAATCCTCTAGTGTGTCTTGGAATAGGCCAACGACCAACTCTACATTAGGTGGTAGATCGGTTGGAATATCACAGGCGAACGCGCCCTTCTTCATGTCACCGTCTTCTTTCCAGTCTTCAGGCAGTCCCTCGAATGAGTCAAACCCATAGATGGTCTTGTCTGGAGCATCGGTGCCCATCTCACGAATAGACTTACCCTCGGCTACACCGAACTCTAGATATAAACCATCAGGAATAGCTCGTTCAAACAACTGTTTAAAGGTGACGTTATCAGACATATTGATGTGCTTGATAATGTCATCTTCGTTAATGCCTGTAAAGGTGTTTGTGAGATCTGCTTGACGGCGCATATAATTAGACTTATACACACTCATGCCAAAGTGCTTAGCTAACATAGCAACTACAGGTTCTGGATTAAATGACCGGTCAATCATGATATCAAAGTATATAGACTCATCAGCTGGATGGGTATAGATACTTATCATGCCGGTAATTAGCGCTTGATGTATAGCTAGTCCATCTTTATGAACGCCATACTTAAACACCATAGGAAATCCTGATGCTTGAATTGGATACTGACTATAAATCACTAAAAGATCTGTTATAAACGCGTATACTGTATCAAATGACTTAAGACTCACTACATCACATTTAGAACCTTCAACAACATAATGATATCCAAATGACTGTCCCCATACTTTATTTGGCATATTATAATCCTATTGCTACAGATACCATCTGTTCTTTCGCGCGCTCTTTTGCTCTAAGCTCTAACTCTTCTGGATCTAGAATGTACTTAAGCTTCTGCTCAGTAGACCAATCTTTAAGATAGTCATTCTCTTTATCAAAGATCTCTAGATACTCTTCGAATGTAATGTCGCGATGACCAATGATCTGCTCACCGATCCATGTCTGTGACATCTCTTCCACACCCTCATCGCCAATGAAGTCAAGCACGAGTGAGCTGTCTACACCCTCTTCTTCACTAAAGACATACGAGTGTGTAAATGTGCTGATAGTAGTAACTAACACGAGTTTCTTAGCCATATCAATATCCATCAATTGCTTGAACATACTCAACCGAGTCTACACGGAATGAGCGCCAACCGCCATTTTGTAAGTCCCACACAGCAATAGTGTCTGTGTTGCTGTTCTTGTCGTGTGCTTCCTCAAGCTTCTGAATATCAGTCTGGGGAGGAAGTAAGTGTGGCTGAAGAGTGCAGTGCATGACACGCTTCTCACCATTTACTTTAGTGAAGCGAACCTCGACTGCGTGTAGCTTTAGGTCATTTAACAAGTTCTGTCTTGTATACTGCATCTCACTCTCCCTCATTAAGCAGTTGCTTGTCACTCTTATATTCCTCGTTGATCTTCTCTTCAAGCTGAGAGTAACCACCGATATGGAATCCATCGATCACTACTAGTGGATAAGACTTAGCGTGAGGGAACTTCTCTAGAAGAATCTCACGCGTAAAGTCTCGGTCGAGCATCTGCTCATTGAATGGGATGTTCATAGTCTTTAGCAGGTGCTTTGCACGCGTGCAGTAAGGACAGTCAGGCTTTGTGTATAGTTCAACATGGTTGATCATAGTCTAGTACTCCAATATAATTCAATCTCTGTGTCAGGGTCAAAACCATTTCTCATCATGTCTTCCCTAACTAGCATCTCAAGTTCACTATATATCATAATTTTCATAATGTACACCTTTATTTTAGGCTAAGTTGCTGGTCCTTCATTGTCTTCTCATAGTTATTCATCTTGTCAAGATATCCACGGTTACGGAGCTCCTTGAATACCAGATTCTCGAAGCTAAACTCACCACCCTTGGCGATACCGGCAGATCTCATGTCTGCCATCTTCTTCCTTAGGTCATTGAACACGTCTGCGTCCATCTTGTTCTTAATCATGTCATCGATCATGTGGGCATAGAACATGACCTTCTTCTTGAGATTCTTATCAGACTTAAAGTCCAGCTTCTCATGATTAGGCTTCTGGATCCACATGTTTCTCTTGAGGCTGAACACACCTTGGCCAGCCGCGTGTGACTGCTCTGAGTCCTGAGCATACGGCTCGATAGGATAACCAAGTACTGTGACGTTGTGTGTCATAGTCCATAATACCTTTTTAGCCTGTAAGTACTCATCGACAAACTCACGATCAGGATTGATCTTGTTTCTATCTATAACAAGGTGCACATCGATATCTGATTTAGGAGTGTAGTTATAATTCGTGTTGCCACCAATCATGATGATGTCTTTAATCATGCTCGGTTGTATCTTAGCAAACTGAGCCCATGTCTTGGCGAAGTCTAAGAGTTTCTGTCTGACTTCTGGCTTTAAGTCCCATCCATTCCATAGCTTGGGATTCAACTCATCGTGATACTCAAGACTAATCTTGGTCTCATTGAGTGGAAGGCCACGCTCCTCACGTACAACCTTCTTCATGGTTTTTATTATTGACTTCATAGATGTACCCCTCTTAGATCATCTATTTATAGTGGCGGAGAGTGAGAGATTCGAACTCTCGGTACTATCTCTAGTACGTCTCGTTAGCAGTGAGGTGCCTTAAGCCGCTCGGCCAACTCTCCTAATTCTTTGGTAAATGACTCCTGCTAACCTTGGCTATGATCCAACCGTTATAGTAGTCATCTTTATTTAGCACGTCTGCATCGAACTGTGCTTTAGCTTCATAGTAAGTGCACTCGCCCTTGGTCTTACAGAGTCTGAGTATCTCGCGCTTAAAGTTACCAGCAGCCATGCCATCGCTGTTCAACTCGACTAATAGATCCTTATTAGATCCATAGTAGTCTTTCCAGTCTGACTCGACGAGTGAGCGTTTCTTTTTACCCTTGACTTGGCGTGTCTTTGACTTCTTTAGAAGCTTCTTGCCTATATATTTTTTATTGTTTGTTAGGTTCGTGATAATGTATACAAATCCTATATAGTTCTCAAGGATCTCTGAGTCGACTACATTATTGTTGAACGTCCATGGATTCTCGTAACTCATTCCACATTATCACTTCTATCGTACCATCGAGGTGCTCGACTACAGCACTACAGGTCTCACACCAGTCGCCACAGTTTATATATGTAATTCCGTCGATGTCGCGTATATTTGGATGATGAATGTGTCCACAGATTATACCATCTGCTCCCTTACTATTAGCATAGGATGTTAGGTTCTCTTCGTAGTCTCCTATAAAGTTGACTGCAGTCTTTACCTTGTACTTTGCCCACGCGCTGAGTGACCAATACGGTCTACCTAGCATTGTTCTAAGCTTTGATAGTAAGACATTGATGTCGATAGTCACGTCATATGCCCAGCTACCAAGGTGTGATAACCACTTCATATTTTTGACTACTACGTCAAACTGATCACCGTGCATGACCAGATACTTCTTACCATCTACACCGATGTGAATATCTTTATCCACAAGTGATATCTCACCGAATGTAGTGTCGCAGAAACTGCGTAAGAACTCATCATGGTTACCAGGAAGATAGACCATCTTGGTGCCCTTACGAGCCTTACGCATTAATTTCTGTATGACGTCATTATGCTCTTGTGGCCAGTAGAAGCTCTTGTGCATTGCCCAGCCATCGATAATATCGCCAACAAGATATAAGGTATCGCACTCAAATGACTTAAGAAAGTCTAACAGGAATCTAGACTGGCTCATCTTAGTTCCAAGATGAGTGTCAGATATAAAGACGGTGCGATACCTATTCACTACTATTACTCGTTGTCTTCGTCGAGTTCTTCTTCATCTTCCTCATCGTAGTCGGACTCTTCGACTGCCATGTTAGACTCGATCTCATCGTGAGCGGTATCGAATGCATCATCCATGCCGACTACGTCTTCGAAGTCGTCTTCACCTTCAGAGATGAAGAGGTTGATTAGGTCGTGGTAAATGTTAGTGCGTTGAGCTTCATCATCAACAGTATCCTTAAGGATATTGATGAGGTCTTCCATCTCGATATGTGCCATTTGTTACTCCTTACATTGCTTTTTCTTGTCGTCTGCGAGAGTCTTGAGATCCGTATCAGGGACCTTGTTCTTCACTGTCTTAGCATCAGGAATAGAGAATGTGATACCGCTTGCCTTCTCTACGTCAGCAACCGTCACCTGGTATTTAGTGAAATCGGCGTCTAGTCCATCTTTGTGTGGAAACAAAAATGCATATGTCTGCTTAGTAGTGT